TTTGCTCAAGAATGCTAAAAAATATATTATTAATTGGCAATCTGAATCTAAAAGCAAACTGCAATGGAGAGTGAAGCAGCACTTGTTTCCATTTTGGAAACACGATGTTGTTTTTGAAGAGCTTAGGATTGTTGGAAGTAGGCTTTCCTTGGACTTTTACAATGCAAATAAAAAAATTGCAGTAGAGGTTCAAGGCAAGCAACACCAAACTTACAATCCATATTTTCATGGCGCAAATAGGCAAAACTGGCTGTCTCAATTAAAAAGAGACGATTTAAAGCTTCAATTTTGCTTGACAAACGGTATTAAACTGGTAGAGGTATATGAGTCCGACGCATTGTCAGATGAATTTTTTAAGCAGCTTTTTTTATGAGCAAAAAACAAAAAGAAGAAAAGGAAGAGCCAAAAGACTTTTTATTTCCGACTGAACTTGTTGAACAAGTTTATGAAATTTCTGGTGGCGCAGATTCTTACAAAGGTGTAATCCTTTGTGTCTGTTCTCCGAAAGGAACTCCTCAAATTTATACAAGATTTGATTCTATTATAACTTCCCTTGGTATGAAGACAGCGCTTGACCAGTGGCTGTCGGATGAACAAGATAAGGTCATGGCTACAGATAACGACTAATGCTTTATTCACTAGAAGTAGAGAAGCAGTTCCTAGCGGGGCTGATTCAGTATCCAGAGACTTACTCTGAAATTTGCGATTTCGTTTCGGAATCAGATTTTTATTCCGAAGATACAATCGTTCACAAAACGATTTATCATATTATTCGCAAATGTCTAGAGGGCAACGAGAAGGTCGATGAGATCATTATCGCCCAAAGAATCAAAGAGATCGGCATTTGTTTTAAGGATAATATCGATGTTTTTGATTATTTGAGGTCTTTGGCTATCAGAAAGACAAACAAGACTACAGCCATCTCTGCCGCCAAGGAGATTAAAAAGTATTCTATCAGGAGAGCCATTCATGAGTCTGCTCTTGAAGTAGCGGAGAAGATGAAGAAGATCGCTCCAGACTCTTCTTATCAAAAGATTGTCGAAGAAGCCGACACAACATTTAACAAGATTATAAATATTTATGAGAACAATGAAGAAAAACCAGTCAACATCTTTGAAGAGATGGAGGCTGTCATTGAAGAACGTGGCAACAATCCTATTACTGAATTTGGCTTCATGGGTCCATTCCCCACAGTTAATAAGATTTATGGATCTCTTCTACGCCCCGGTAACATTACTGTTGTCGTTGCGCGTTCTGGTGTAGGCAAAACATTGCTTGCTCTAAATTATACTACCAAAGTTTCGGCCCAGCACGATGTACCTGTTCTCCATTTTGATAACGGAGAAATGAGCAAGGAGGAGGTTATCATGCGTCAATGCGCTGCTCTCAGCCATGTTCCAATGCATTTGCTTGAAACTGGCCTTTGGCGTAAGGCTGGCGAAGATGTAGTTCAAAGGGTTCGCTCTACTTGGGATAAGATTAAGAAGCTTAAATTTTATTATTATAATGTCGGCGGTATGACTACCGATCAGATGATCAATAATCTTAAGCGGTTTTATTATTCTAAGGTTGGTCGCGGCAATCCTCTTATCTTTAGTTTCGATTATATCAAGCCTTCTGCTGACGCTGATGGCAATAAGCCAGAATGGCAAGTGATTGGCGATATGTTGAATAAGTTTAAAAAGACTATTCAGCGTGATATCGTACAGGATCAGAAGCCTATGATTACAATGTTTACTTCGATTCAATCTAATCGAAGCGGTATTACTACAAACCGCAATTCTGACGCCATCAATGATGATGAGGGTATCGTATCAATGTCTGACCGTATTACGCATTATTGCTCTCATATGGCTATCTTGCGACCCAAGACAGCCGATGAAAGACAAGAGGAGGGACCAAACTTCGGTTCTCATAAACTTATCTTCGTAAAAAATCGCTTCCTTGGTTCTGATGTTGCTGGTGCAGTCGAATTGGTTAGAATGCCAGATGGCACACTTAAGAAGAACTTTATCAATCTTCAATTTGAGAATTTTGACATCAAAGAGCGCGGCGATCTTCGCGATATCGTAAATCAGGCGGATACTAACGCAACAACCCTAGAAAATTCTGGTGAAGACGATAATGTCCCAAGTTTCAATTGATCCAGTAGTTCTAAAAAGCTCGCTTGAGTCTTTAGGTTATCAGCTTAAAGATTATGGCAGCTATTGGAGAACAAGAGCTTTATATCGTGGCGGCGATAACTCTACTGCATTAAAAATCTATAAGAATACTGGAGTATGGACAGATTTTGCTGCCGGTAGTTCAAAAAGCTATCCGTTTCAAAGGCTTGTTGAATTAACCCTTGATACCAAAGATTCTTATGTCATAAATAAGTATGTAAAATTTGATCCTCAAAATATCATCCATGTACAAAACAAGGAGAAGATTGAGATGGAGAAAATTTACCCAGAGTCGATGCTAGAGAATCTATTGCCGCATCTTGATTTTTATTCCAAGAAGATGATCAGCAAAGATACGCTGGATTTTTATAAATGCGGCTATGCCACATCTGGGCAACTGTTTAGAAGAATCGTATTTCCTATCTACAACCAATTTGGTCAGATTCACGGCTTTTCTGGTCGAGCCGTTTTCTGGGAAAAGGATTCCGAGTTTCCAAAATGGAAGCATATCGGCAAGAGAGCGGATTGGGTTTATCCAGTTAATCTAAAGCGAAATGATGTTTGTGAAGTAAAGGATGAAATCGAAAAGCGGCGTTCTGTTATTATTGTAGAAAGCATTGGCGATAGCATGGCCTTGTTCGAACATGGATATAAAAATAATGTAGTTACTTTTGGCCTTGGCATTTCGTCCAAACTCTCTTCTGCTCTTATAGCACTCGACCCAGATAAAATCATTATCGCATCTAATAATGATTCTGATGGAGAGACCAATCACGGTCTAATTTCTGCCTGTAAAACATTTCTTCAGCTTTCTTCAATTTTTGATTATTCAAAGTTGCAGATTAAGCTGCCGCTAAAGAATGATTTCTTCGATATGCACCTTGCAACATTTCAAGGCGAAGATAAGATTTTTGAGGAATGGAATTCAAAGACAATAAACATGGATACTCAAATCAAAAAGATCCATGAAGTTGCAGTTGCTAATAAATTTCCAGATAGCCTTATTAATAGGGCTGAAAAAATTCTTAATGACGCAGCCTGAGATCAAACATGTTGCCTTGTCAGCTAGTCGAATCAAAACACTCGAAAAGTGTAGTTGGTCGTATTGGTGCAACTATGTTTTGAAACTGCCAGAGAAGTCTAATGATGGAGCGAGCAGAGGAAACGTAGTTCACCTTGTACTTGAGTGTCTCGCCAAGCAAAAGAGAAAGCCTTATGTCGATGCTATCCTAAACGCTGGTGATATTTTTGCGATTAGATCTATTAAAAAACTCGCATTGAAGCACGCAAGAAATCTTAAAGTTTCTGATCCAGATAATGTTGAACTCATTAGAGAAATGACATTGACCGCTCTAAAGTATGACTTTTGGGGCGATGCTGAAAAGTCTCCCGCGCAAGACTTGCAAGAAAGAGACTTTGACATAACGGTAGATAAAAAAGATAAAAAATATCGAATCAAAGGATTTATTGATCGTCAATTTATTTACGATGATGGCACTTCCGTAGTAAGAGACTACAAAACTAGCAAAGCTGTATTTGCTGGTAAGGACGCAGAAGATAACATGCAGCATATGATTTATATTCTTGCGTCTAAGAAACTTGATCCAAAACACAAGGCTTCAATGGAGTTCTTGTTTCTTAAGTTTGATTTAAAGGACAAGACTAAGAATGGCGGCTTATTAAAGATGGAGCCTCCTAATAAAAATGAACTAAGCGAGTTTGAAAACCATTTAACTGAGGTTCAAAAGGTTGTTGATAATTTTTCTGAACCCGATGCTTATTCTAATTTTGCAGCCGATAAGCCTATGCCGTCAGACGGCTCGTTTAGCGGCAAATTAGCTTGTGGCTTTGCCAAATACAAAGGGCAATTAAAGAAGGACGGGAATCCGATGTGGCACTGCCCATACAAATTTGGATTTAATTATTATGCTTTGAGAGATAAGGATAATAAAATAATTAAAACTTTCCTAGAAGAAGACGTAGACGAAGCATTTAAAATTGCAAAGCAAGAGGAGAAAGTGACCAAAGAAACTTATTTGGGATGTCCAAAGCACTTGACATCCTAGACAAAGATGGTAGGATAGTGGTATGATCCCACTATTCAAGTCGCACTTCTCATTCGGCAGAAGCATCCTTACTCTGAATGAGCCAGAGAAGCAAAAGCAGGATGGTCCCGATAGCATCATCTCAATCGCCCTTGATAATGGACTAAAGGAAATTTACTTGGTTGAAGATTCGTTGACTGGCTTCTTGACTGCCTTTAAGAACTGTCAAAAGCACAATATCCAGTTAAAGTT